CATAACCCACGGGGGGTGGTCATTCTTTAAATTAAATAAAAAAAATGTTTTGATGGTTTCCACACAGGATACGTTACTCTTTTGCTAATATCTCTCTTTATTATGAAGATTTATGAAAGAGGTAAATCGAAGATTTATTTGTCAAGCACTAAAAAACGCCACTCTCGTTTTTTATCACCAAAGTAGCGTAAAGAGTATTATATCATAAAATAAACGCTGGAGGCAAGCCTTAGCTACGGCCTAAAGTGATTCCCGTATTTCGGAAACAGAGCGTTCAGCTTGCCACCTGACACACTTTGTCTTCGGTTTCCAGCCCCTATATTATATCATCTCTTGCCAACTAAAAAACGCCAGCGAGGTTTTTAAGCTAACTGGCATAGGAGTATTATATCATATTTCATCTCCTCCTGCTTCTCTTTCTTGGTGTTTGTCTACTTCTCGCTGCATGTCCACCCTTTTTTGAATAATGTAAGTTCTGAAATCTTGGGTCATCTTCCCAACCAAACACTAAATCTTCTGTCCGTAATTGCCTGATATCAGCTCTTGTAATCTTAGGCAACTTTGGTTTTTTCTTAAATGCCATATCAAAACTTTCTCCCATTGGTGTTGGAACATATTGTTCTTTCATTTTACCTCCTTTTTAAATTCCATCAGAATCGGCAGGCTCATTTTTAGCCACATTTTTCTTCTTTCTGCCGCCCCTTCTTCCGTAAAAACGAGCAGAATAACAGGTGAGAATTTTCATAATATCCTCTGCCAATTCTTCTTCGTATTTCTTTTCTTTTGTCTCTACCACTTCAACCGTGATTTCAAGATTCTTGAAAATAGCATCAAGATACTCATACCCAAATCGAGCAAGTCTGTCTTTATACTCAATCAGTATTCGTTCAACCTTTCCTTCAAAACATAACTTGATTAGCTTGTGTAATCCTTTCCGCTTTTCATTTATCCCACTGGCTATCTCATCAATCAAAATAAACTTGTAACCTTTATTTTCTGCAAACTTTCTCAACCTGTCTTTTTGCCTCTCAAGATTTTCCTTCTGCTTGGCTGTTGAGCATCGTGCATAAACCACAGTCAACTTTTCTTGCTTCTCTTTCTCAACTCCCATATAAGCATCTAAATCGTCTTGACGAAAACGCCTATGCTTACCAGTAGTCTTGAAAGAGTTTATTTTTCCGTTGTTAGCAAGCGTTTTGAGCGTGTTGATTGACACTCCAAGATATTCACTTGCTTCTGTGATTTTATAGATTTTCATTTATTCGCTTCTCTGCAATTTTGAAATATTCTGAGTCAAGTTCTATGCCGATGAAGTTTCGGTTAAGATTCTTACAGGCAACTCCTGTAGTGCCACTTCCCATTGTGAAATCAAGAACCGTCTCACCTTCGTTGGTGTAGGTCTTGATTAGGTATTCCATAAGTGCTACTGGTTTTTGGGTTGGGTGGACTTTCCCGGTCATATTATGACACGCCTTAAATGTCTGTATACTTCTTGGGTAGTATTCATCTGAATCATATCGCACAACTGGTATTACACCATAATTATCACTTTTACCTCCAGAAGCCTTTTTTTGCATCTTACCCTTTGTCATTTGCGGATTATATGGTGGAAGTTTACTGTAAAAAATAACAATATCCTCATGGTATTTAAGAGGCCTCTTTTTGGCTAATAATGACCCACAAGACCTGTCTTTATCCCACACCCAACAATACTTAAACATCTTCATATTGCTTGATATAAGCGTAGTCGTAAACGGCTGGCTTGCCGTCATAACAATAGCCCCGTTTGGTTTAATCACTCGCTTCAACTGTTCCCACATAGGCTCAAGTGGAATAATCGAATCCCATTTACAGGCTGTCGTTCCAAGTCAGCCGTAGGGTGGATCGCATAACACCAGGTCTATAGAGCCGTCTGGGATATATCTCATAACCCCAAGACAATCTCCATGTACCAACGTGTTAGGCGATACGCACCCTACGGGCTGTACCTCCTTCTCGTTAGTTATTTTCATCAAAAATACCATCCTATATTTGCTTTAACTTTGTCCCATTCATCTTGAGACATATTGGTTTTTGCTCTATTCTCAAGCCAACTTAAAAACTGTAGATTACTTAGATCATTACATCCTCCATTTGCTTTTGGGTTTATATGGTCAAGCGATGGTCGTATCCATTTATCTCCAGTCATAAGCCATTTTTTATATAAACCGTTAAATTTATCGTCATGATAAAATTTTAAGATAAAAGATTTATATCTTTCAGTATCAAATCCTTTGCTATCCCTTTTACGGCTTAAACTGTCATTCAAAAACTTCAATTTTTCAATATCTTCAAACTGAGATAACCATTCAGAAGTAACATTAAAGCGAAGATGAGCCGCCATATTTTTATACAGGCTTTCTTTCGGCATATTCTTTCCTTTGCTCCAAGTAGTCCTTCCTTTACAGGCGCGACTGATATTCCGCTTGTGTTCTTCTGTAAACTCACCACGCTTACCTTTGACAACTTTAATTCCATTAGCGATCAAAACTCTCTTAACCCTATGATGGTCTGTGCCGACAATTCTCGCAACTTCACGCAAGGTTGTTTGATGTGGTTTGTATTCTGCAATAATTTTCTCTTCTATTGTTTTCATACTTACAATATACACCACTTGCTTGCAGTTGTCAAGGCGTATTTACGGCAATAGGGTGGGTCAGTCAACACCATATCAACAGAACCATCAGGAATATCTTTCATCTTCTCCAAGCAATCCCCTTGTATCAGTTCAATCTTTGACATCTTTAAACTCCTTAACTAATTTATCGTTTGCGTCCACAATCTTCTGCATATCCTCAACTATTCGCTCCTCTGCAATCTTGAAATAGTCAGGGTCAAGTTCGATGCCGATGAAGTTCCGGTTAGTGTTTTTGCAAGCTACTCCAGTTGAGCCGCTTCCCATTGTAAAGTCCAGCACCGTCTCGCCCTCGTTGGTGTAGGTTTTGATTAAGTATTCCATAAGAGCAACTGGTTTTTGTGTTGGGTGAAAACTGTAACCTTTTCCACTCTTATTAGAGTATCTCAATATAGAATGATGAAAGCCTGTTTCTTTTTGATAGTAATCACCCTTATCTGAACAATGACCCAAATTAGCACCTTTATTTTTTCTACTATTCTTAATTGCTTTATCAAGTTTTCTAAGGTTAATAAGATTGAAAAGCGGTGGCTTACTATAAAAAACTAATATATTTTCATGGTATTTCATTGGTAACCTTCTGCATTGTGCAAAATTGCCTGCCTTGGTTTTTTCCCACACCCAATCATACTTATAATTCTTAATATTACTCATCCTTAAAGCACTGCTAAAAGGCTCACTACCAAATAAAACTATAGCACCATTAGGTTTAATCAATTTATTCAACCGTTCCCACATAGGCTCAAAAGGTATAATCGAGTCCCACTTGCAGGCCGTTGTTCCGTATGGTGGATCGGTCAAAACCATATCTACGCTTCCGTCGGGAATGTCCTTCATCTTCTCCAAGCAATCGCCTTGTATTAACTCAATCATTGATACGCTCCTGTGCAATTTTGAAGTAATCTGGGTCAAGTTCAATGCCTATGAAGTTTCGGTTAAGATTCTTACAAGCAACTCCTGTAGTGCCACTTCCCATTGTGAAGTCTAAAACAGTTTCACCCTCGTTGGTGTAGGTCTTGATTAGATATTCCATCAGGGCTACTGGTTTTTGGGTTGGATGGAGTCCTCGCTCTTCATTGATTTTCAATATGGATATTGGGTATCTTTCACCTTTATTCTTTGTTTTATAGCCCTCAAGGCCGTTTGGATTTCCCTTTCCAATTCCATGAAAAGAATGGTTCTTCTTCCCAGATATTACAGTGTACGGGTCACCAACCACCATTTGAGGGGTATAATTCATCCAGCCATTCTTAGTAAATGAAGCGGCACTTTTAGAAAAGACGAGTATGTTTTCATGAACTTTAAATGGTTGCTGTTTCACACTCATAAAATTTGTACCGTTCGACTTCCCCCAAATCCATTCATACTTAAACATCTTGATATTAGACGCTATCAGTGTGGTAGTAAACGGCTGGCTTGCCGTCATAACAATAGCACCCTTTGGCTTTATAATCCTTTTCAACTGTTCCCACATTGGTTCAAGTGGAATAATCGAATCCCACTTGCATGCAGTCGTGCCATAAGGCGGGTCGGTCAGAACCATATCCACGCTTCCGTCTGGTATCTCCTTCATTCGTTCCAAGCAATCGCCTTGTATTAACTCAATCTTTGACATCTTTCAACTCCTTAACCAATTTCTCGTTTGCTTCGGTTGTTTTATGGGTTTCATTTAATTAAGCTACCCCACTGTTCAGCCATTGCTTTTGCTATACCTGGGAATGTTTTGCTTCTCAATTTTGCTCTGTCCGGTGAGGGGGCTAGATA